TGATGAAAGCAAGTCGCGTCGGCTACACGCTCTGCATGAGCGCGGCGATCGGCTATCACATTCACCACGCGCCGAGCTCGATCCTCGTCGTGCAGCCGACCGTAGAAGATGCGAAGAATTTCTCGAAGGAGACGATCGCGCCGATGCTGCGCGATGTTCCCGTGCTGGCCAAGGTGGTATTCGACGACGTCGACGGCAAGGGCCCCAGGGATTCGTCGACGACGCTCACACACAAGGCGTTTCCGGGCGGCATCCTGTCACTCGTCGGCGCGAACAGCGGCACCGGCTTTCGTCGCGTGAGCCGTCGCGTGATCATGTTCGACGAGGTGGACGCGTATCCGCCGAGCGCTGGCAACGAAGGCGACCCGATCGCGCTCGGCATGAAGCGGGCGGAGTACTTTTGGAACCGGAAGATCATCGCGGGCTCGACGCCGCTCATCGCGGGCTCGTCGCGAATCGAGGAGATGTTCGAGGCTGGCGACCGCCGGCGCTATTACGTGCCGTGTCCATCGTGTGGACATATGGACTTCTTGACGTTCGACCGCAAGAGCGAGCGCGGGCACGTTATGCGATGGCCAGATGACGAGCCGGAGCGTGCATTCTTCGAGTGTCGTGCCGGCGCGTGCGTGATCGAAGAGACGAGCAAGCGCACCATGCTCGAGCGCGGTGAGTGGCGCGCCGACGACGAGTTCACAGGTCACGCATCATTCCATATCTGGTCGGCGTATTCGCTCAGCCCGAACGCGACGTGGGGTCAGATCGCTGTCGAGTTTCTCGTGGCCAAGCGCGGCGGCACCGAGAAGCTCAAGACGTTCGTTAACACGACGCTCGGCGAGACGTGGAAGGAGCGTGGCGAGGCTCCCGACTGGGAGCGCCTGTACCAACGCCGCGAGCAGTACGCGATCGGCACTGTGCCCGATGGACCGATCGTGCTGACCTGTGGTGTCGATGTTCAAAAAGATCGGCTCGTATACGAGGTCGTCGGCTGGGCACCGAACAAAGAATCGTGGTCGGTGGATGCTGGCGAGCTTCACGGTGACACCGCGCTCGATTCGACGTGGGCGCAGCTCGACGCGCTGCTCTCGCGAGCGTTCGTCGGCGCGGATGGTCGCGACCACTCGATCGCAATGCTCGCCGTCGACAGCGGATACAACACGCAGGTTGTCTATGGTTGGGCTCGTCAGCACCCGATGTCGCGCGTGATCGCGTGCAAAGGCATGTCGACGGCGCGCATGCTCGTCAGTACGCCGTCACCGGTCGATGTCACCGTGCGCGGGCGCAAGATGCAACGTGGCTACAAGGTCTGGCCAACGAGCCCCGATATCGGAAAGGCCGAGCTCTACGGCTGGCTGCGCCTGAAGCTCGACGAAAACGGTGAAGCACCGCCGGGCTATTGCCACTTTCCAGAGCATGGACAGGAGTTCTTCAAGCAGATCACCGGCGAGCATCTCGTCACGACCGTCAACCGCCGCACGCACCGCGCGACGATGCAGTGGCAATGCATCCCGAATCGCGAGAACCACGCGCTCGATGCGCGGATCCTGGCGCGCGTCGCAGCCGCGGTGCTCGGGATCGATAGGCTCGCACCGCGGCCGCGGGTGTCTACACCAACCGCCGCGCAGGCTGCAGCGGTTCAAGCATCGCCTGTGTATGTGGCACCCGAGCGACATGCACCGCGAACCGGATCAGGCTGGCTCGGCGCCCGCCGCGGCAGCTGGATCGGTCGTCGTCGTTGACACTCGCACCGCTCAGTGATCCTTGACGGTGCATGCCGACGATCGTTTGGACGCAGCTCGAACTCGATACCCTGAAGGCTGCGATCGCGAGCGGAATTCTCACCGTCGTTTATGACGGTCCGCCGCGTAGAAGCGTAACTTACCAAAGCCTATCGGAGATGCGTGATCTGCTCGCCGACATGGCCGGCTCGATTGCCGCCACGACCAGCGGCACGACCTACCGACTCGCGTCGACACGGAAGGGCCTGTAGCCGTGGCCGAACCCAAGCTCAACATCTTCGATCGCCTGATCATGCTGGTCTCGCCGCAGCTGGGACTCGCTCTCGCTCGTGTGAGGGCGCGAGTGCTGGCGCGGCACTTCGAGGCGGCATCGGTCGGCCGTCGCACGGATGGCTGGTCGCGACGCGGCACCGACGCGAACGCCGCCGCGTCGGGCGCCACACTCTTCTACCTGCGAGCGCAGGCGCGTGACCTCGTGCGTAACAATCCATGGGCGCGGCGCGGCGTACGTCGTCTCGTGACGAACACCGTTGGCTGGGGCATCCGTCCCAAGGCGATCGGACGCGGCGCATCGAAGGTCATGGAGCTCTGGAAGCAGTGGGGTGAGACGACCGAGTGTGACGCCGCGGGTCGGCTTACGTTCTACGGTCTACAACGTCAAGTCATGCGCACGATCGTGGAGTCAGGCGAGGTCATCATCCGCCGCCGCGCACGACGTCCCAGCGATGGCCTCGCGATTCCACTGCAGCTCCAGGTGCTAGAGCCCGACTACATCGACACCGGCAAGGACGGCGTGATGGGGCTCGAGGGCGGACCGATCGTTCAGGGCGTGGAATTCAACGGCATCGGTAAGCGCGTCGCCTATTGGCTGTTCGAGCAGCACCCTGGCGGCATGGGGCCCCTGATCAGCCCGGTGTCCAAGCGCGTTCCCGCCGACGGCGTGCTTCATATCTTCGACCAGGAGCGGCCGGGCCAGGTGCGTGGCACGCCGTGGTTTGCATCGGTCGACGTGCGCCTACACGATTTCGATGAGTTTGAAGATGCGACCTTGATGAAGCAAAAGATCAGCGCATGCCTCGCCGCGTTCGTGTCCGACGTCGACGGCTCGGGCACGGCAATCGGAGAAGCTGGCACCGACGCGGCGACCGATAAGCTTACAGACACGCTCGAGCCGGGCATGATTCTCAATCTTCCGTCGGGGAAAACGGTCACGATGGCCAACCCACCGGTCGCCAGTGATCATCAGTCGTTCAGCCAGACGGCGTTGCGCGGCGTCGCCGCCGGTCTCGCCGTCACCTACGAGGACCTGACCGGCGATTACAGTCAGGTCAACTTCAGTTCGGCCCGCATGGCGCGCATCGCGCACATGGCCGACGTCGACGACTGGCGCTGGAACATGCTCATCCCGCAATTCTGCGCGCCAGCGTGGGGGTGGATGCTGGATGCCTTGATGATGGCCGGCGCGGAGATTGAGGCCGCGCCAGCCGAGTGGACGCCGCCCGCGTTGCCGATGATCGATCCCGGAACAGAGGGTCCGGCGATCTCGCGGATGGTTCGCACCGGCGCGATGACCCATGACGAGATGGTCCGCGCGCAGGGCTACGACCCCGAGCAATTCTGGAAGGCGTACGCCGCCGGGCTGGCGCGGCTCGACGACCTCGGCATCGTGCTCGACAGCGATCCGCGCAACACCACAGCAGCCGGACAGGCGCAGTTCAATGGTAGCTGGACGGTGCCGGAGACCATCATGACGGACGACGCTCCGCCGAGCGGACAGGCTCCCACCAACGGCGTAGCAAAGCCGAACGGAAAGCCGAACGGCAAACCCGCGCCCGTCGTCGACTCTTGACGCGCCCACCGCGTCGTGATCCTGACGGGGCATGGTCGACATCCTGCCGAGCAGCGTGGCGCGCGAGCTCCGCGGCGTGATCGTTCGCGACGGCGTTAGCTACGTGCCGGTGTTCTGTGCGAACTGCGGCGCCAAGGGCCCGCTCGTGATCGACGCTGATCAGCGGTTCGCGTTCTACCAGTGCGAACCGTGCGCCGAGAAGTTCGGCGAGATTGTCGGGATGATGAAGATTCCCGACGAGGTGCACTGGGAGATCCAGCATCAAGAGCAGCTCGCTCGGTACGGCCGTCCCCTCGACGTCGTCGAGCTCGCCGAGATCGAAAAGGACGGCAATCACACGCTCGTCAAACTCGCGAGGGATTTCAAATGATCGCGGTCGGCGCCAAGGTCTTCTATCGCGAGGACGGTACGAACATGCGCGCCGATGTGACTCGCGTGGTCTCCGCAACCGTCGTCGACCTTGCCGTGCACGATGACGACGGTTGTCTCGTTCACGGCGTTACCGAAGCCAAGCTCGCCGTCTCCGCCACCGATCGCAAGACCGACGGCCGATGGTTCCCGCGTACCTGAAAGGATAGCCAATGCCATTCGTTTACGATCTATCTCTCGCGACACCCGGCAACCTCACGACGAACGGCACGCCGGCTACCGAGACCGACGCGTTATTCGTGAAGGCGGGCGCGAGAGACGTCTACTGGCAGTCGATGAGCGTCATCGGCAAGGCGGCCGCGGCGACCACGCTCAGCGGCATTGCCTTTCGCCTATTCACGCTGTCCACGGCGAGCACGGCTGGGACCGGAATCACGCCAACGAAGAAAGACCCCGGCGCGCAGGCCGCCAAAGCGACGAGCGCTTCACGGCCAACGATCGGGAGCACGAGGCTGAACCGACTTGTGTTCGGCTGCGGCGTCAGCTCGCAGGGCGGCTTCGTCGCTCGCGATCAGCAATCGATGGTGATGCTTGAGGCCGCGGGCGCGTTCTCGATGGACGTCGCCGACGTGAGCGGAACCGCATCGCTGCCGTACGAGTTCAGCGCAGAGATCGTCGAGTAAGCCCATGGGCTCCCAGGGGACCACGACCGTCAATTTCGGCGCGTTCCCAGGCGCGCACGAATCATCCGTTGCGGTTACTGGCCAGTCGGGAATCGTGGGCGGCTCGCTGACGGAGGCATGGCTGCGTCCGGAGGCGACCAGCGATCATTCTGTCGATGAGCACTACGCCGAGTTCCCGTCGATCAAGGTGTGGGCGAGTGCGCCGAGCGCCGGGGTCGGGTTCACGATCTACGCACGCTACGAGCCGCCGGTACGCGAGGGACTCTCGTTTCCCGGACAGGTGCCGCGGTTCAGTGGCGATCAGATTGTTCAGCCCACCAGCGTGCCGTCCGTCGGCGGCACCGTGCCGCGCGTCTATGGTCAGTGGACCGTCGCCTGGGTGTGGAACTGATGCCCGACGTCACTGACAGGGAACGCGCACGGATCGCCAAGGCGGCGATGGAACGCAGGGTAGCGCCAACCGGTCCGGTCATTGAGCGTTTCCAACCGCTGCCGCTCGCCGCAGCTCTTGAGCAAGAAGCCGAGCGAGCGCTGCTCTACGGCAAGCTCGAAGGTACGCCCGGCAAAGTCGACGTCTACCTCGATCCACGCGACGCACTAGCGCTAGCGCGGTTCTTGCGAAAGCACGGTTCCTAATGGCGATCCAAATCCAAGGCAACGGCGGCACGACGGCGGAGGTTGACGGCACAAACTTCCGCGCGCTTCGTATCCATAACCGTCCGGTCGACTACGGTGCGCTCGGGTTCTACGGCATCAACATGGTTACCGGCACCATGGCTGCCGGTCTTGCTGCGAACGCTGAGATCTTTCAAGCGCGGTGGACTGACGCGACGCGGTTCGGTGCGATCTACAACGTCGGCTGTGACGGTGCGGGCGGCATCACTGCGATGGCTGCAGGCTTCACTAAGTTCGAGGTCATGATTGCGCGCGCATGGTCGGCAGATGGCGGCGGTGGCACCGCGGCAACGCTCACGGGCAACAACCAAAAGCTTCGTACGTCGATGGGCACGACGCTATTCGGCGCGATTCGCATTTCAGCAACCGCGATTCTCACGCTCGGCACAAAGACGCTTGACGCGCAGGGATTTGGCGCTGCCCTGTCTAGCACCGGTGCTACTGCTGGAACCGAGCTGCTACCCAACTGCGAGCTATTCTCGGCGACTTCGCATGGCGATAACCACCCAGTGATCCTCGCCTCGAACGGTGGGTCGACGAGCGAGGGGATCATCGTCCGTGCGACGATCCCAGCAACAGGAACATGGACAGGTGGTGTGTCGATGCGCTGGGCTGAACTGACGGCGTACTAGGGGGTCGACTTGCCGAGCACGCTGCTGAATGCGCCCGCGCAGATCTTAATCGGCGATCCGAGCGCGCCGATCGTGACCACGAACGCGACGGTGACCGAGGCTGCGC